CTAGGGAACGGAAAATCACACGTTGTAAATACACCATTTGGATCTTCCAACAATAAATTACGATTACCAGTATTTTTTATATCACGATGTTGATAGGTACAACCAGGAACATCAATATCAGGTGGCTTTGTAATACTTAAATAATGAGGAGCATATATTTCTGGAACGTCTGGAATGTATATCTCACGAATATTTATATCAGGAATATTAATCGTAGGCATTTCTTGGTAAATACACTTCTACGAAAGAGTGACAACTAGGACAGGATAGATTAGTTACCATGCTGTATTCTCCAGACATTATTGGATAATCTTCTCCATCCATATCGTGATCGCCACCCCAGATAAGTTCAGTTTTACAGTGCCAACAATTCATTTGATAATCGGCATAGATGGGCCTGTCATCTTAGGTAAACCTTGATCTAACATTTTTGGCATCATGCCTTGGACATTACCAAGAATCTCATTCATTACTTTTGATTTAAACTGTTCTGAAGTTACATACTTGTAACCAAAGTACGCTCCACCACTCATAGAAGCTACCATTACAAATGAGATGATACTCAAAACATTAGCTATTTTTTGAAACATGATAAGAGAAGCACTAATTAAAGCAAGCGTACCAATAACATTTATGGTACTTTTCCTGATTATAGGATTAGCACCACTTTATGTCATGTACGGAATTATTGACAGAAATATTCCTGTAAAAACTAACTAGCTGGTACAAAACTTCCTTGCGTAGGAGTTTTTTCTTCGCTAATTTTTAAAATTAATCCAGATAAAATCTCATCAACTCTATCCGTTCCAAGGACTGCTTTTACATCAGCAATAATGTCTGCTGTTTTTAAATCAGTTCTACTTGTTAAAGATTCTGGTTTAGTCAACGCACAGCTACCATAAGATGATGCAGAATAATCTCCATCAACTCTAGTTACTGTCCAGTGTGCAGTATGACAAAAGCCATCGCTAACATCATAATCAACATTAGCTAATGCCCAAGTAGTAGTTGCCATGATTAAAAATTACTTTTACTAATAGTTTAACCTTATTCTACGACTTCGCTTGGAGTTTCAACACCTTCTTCTTCTTGTACTAATGCAACTAATTCTGCATATTGTGAATTTTTAATGTTGAACTGTTCTAAAACTTGTGCTTTTTCCGCTTCTAGTTTTTTACTTTGATCGTTTAAAGCATTAAATTTATCAGCAAGAGCCTGTGCTTCTTGTTTACGCTCTTCGCATCTGTCAGATAGTTTTGACATAAATTTTTTGTAATTATTTTAAAGTTTAGCGGCTAAAACGTCTTACGACAATTCGTTAGCTTTTTCTGCTATTAATTGAGCTTTATATGCAGCTTTTACACTATCAGTCCACACAGCATTACATATTGCAGATACTTCTGCTGGTTCTGCTGATATATCAGTATCTACTAAATTATCAGAGGCATCCAATGTTCCAGGTGTAAGAACATATCTTTCAAAAGACCTTGTGATTTCGTTGCCGTCTTTTTTAATAACCGTTGCTTTGCGAACTTGAACTGAAGTGTTCTTAATAACTTCTATTTTGTCGTATTCAGTCGTTTCTGTAAGTGCCATTAGGATTAATCTCCGATTAAAACAGGTTTAGGCTTAGTTTATAGACTTAGCTTCGGTCTATGGAACTTGATATGTAAAACCACCAATAATGTATTTATTAGCTTGACTTGTACCACTTGTAGCAGATAAACCATAACCAGCACCAGCATAAAATCTCATATTAGTAGCATTGAATAAGTACGGAATATAAGTATGTGATTGTGCAGCATTTGCGATACTGTGATAGCTCACTGCACCAAAGTAACCATGAGATCCAGTTGATGCAGTTATTGGTAAGCTTACCAATATTTGTCCTCCATTTGTAGTAAAGGCATTAAAACGAAGAAAAAACCATACAGTTACTTGTTTACCTATTTTTACATAAGCACCATTTTGATCTAAATAAGTTGGTGCGTTTCCACTAAATCCTTGTGTTATTGTAGGACTCCATGTTCCTTCTTCATAATCATCTAACGCATTTGCTGCTGCGGTATCTCCGTTAAAAGTTATTCCTCCACTGGGCAGGATTCTTATTTTTTCAGTACCATTACCAGAGTCACTTCGTGTTCCAAATGTCAATGCACCTCTACGACCAAAAGCATCAGATGGGTCTGCTATCGCTTTTATGAAGGAACTAACGTGACCACTATCATCATCATCTGTAAAAAATTCAATTTCTCCAACTCTTTCACTTGCACCTAAAGAGTCATCTGAACTTATTAAACGTAATATCGCTCCAGAACTATCGGCTATGTCTAGATTACGAACAGGTGATGTGTTATCAGAACCAGCAATATTAATTCCCACTTTGCCATCACTTGCTATTCTCATTCGTTCTGCAACATTACTTCCATCACCGTTGGTGTAAAATTGCAAACTTCCTTGAGAACCAGCAGCATCACGTTCATGTAAAATTGAAGCACCTACTCCATTTGAAGAAGAAGTAATACCAAAACTAATTCCTATTGCTTCTCCATTATCATTTTCATTATTACGAAGATGTAAATGATAGTTTGAAGCATTGGATCTTCCTGATTCTGCATTTTTTGTAGAAACCACTGTCAATGCTCCGCTTGCAGTAGAAGAACCTAATACCAAATTTCCAGACGAATCTATACGCATACGCTCTATTCCACTACCAGAAGAATTTGAAACTTGTATTTTAAAGAAACTAGAACGATCACTTGTATTTTCTGTTCCTCCTACAAGGTTGACAAAACCGACTCTAGTAGCATCACTTCCTTCCTTACAGGCTAGTTTAAGAGTTCCACCACCACCAGCACTGTTTGTTTCATTCCATATAGTTAAACTTCCCTCATTACCCATCATTACCCTACCAGCAGATTTTCCTAATGAACCAGTAGGCCAATTTGAGGTCCCAATATATACCTCACCAGATGAACCTAGACGCATACGCTCTGTATTAGTAGTAGAAGCACCACTTGTTGTGAATCTTATATCATCATCACCGCTACCTCCTCCTAAAACTATTCTTCCTCCTTTAAAAGTGCTACCGCCTACAAGTGTAAGAGAACCAGAAGATGAACCAGCTTCTATAGAGGCATTACCTCCAAAAAATAAATCTCCATTTACTGATAATTTAGCATTAGGTGTCATACCTATACCTACGTTCCCAGATGAATTTACACGCATCCGAGTTGCTTGCTGCGTTCCAAACAATAATTCTCTATCATTTTGGTTATAAACAATAAAACCATCAAATTCTGCATTTCCACTTGTTGCATCAGAGAAATAAATAGCTCCTTCACTTGAAGTCCCTGATCGAATTGATATACCAACATTTCCAGAACCTGCAATAGTTAAATCATCTGCACTTGAGTTTCCTTCCGTAGTAGTTCCTAAAAGCATACGGCCTGACGAATCTATTCTTGCTCTTTCAGTATTATTTGTGCCAAAAACAATCACTTCGTCTTCATAATTCCATAAATATCCTTTTTGATCGTCATGATTACTTCCAACATAAAATCCTTGAGAACTGCCCGTTCCAGTTAAGGAATTTTGAAAAAGAATTGCTGGTTTATTGTCATTTGTTCCATCACTATAAATTACTTGATTTGTATTACCTGCTGTGCTAGTTCCTAAAAGTAACCTTCCCGAGGAATCTATTGTTAATCTGGCAGTAGGAGAAGAAGCACCATCAGCCGTTGTACTAAATACCAAACGACCTGGCATATCATTACTTCCAGGTGTACCATCTACTTCTGCTTTTATTTCCGCAGCTTGTGTATTTCTATCTGTTCCATCGGCTCCGAAGAAAGCAATCTGTCCTAACCTATCATCATCTTGAACAATAGTTGACCCACCAAGTGAAGATGCTCTTGATTTGCCTAAAAGTAGAAAAGGGCCAAAATTGCTTGCAGCACTTCTAAAAATACCTATTGAAGCACTAGAATCTGCACGTTCTACAAATAATTTTGGAGAAAAACCACCAACAGTTCCACTTGTAACTCCAACAAATAAACGCTGTGAACTATCAACTCTTATAGCTTCACTACCACCAGTTTCAACAGAAACAGTATCAGCAGCAGGGAATCTTATTGCAGTATTTGTATCGCCAGAATGTATTATTTTATCTGGAATTGTTAGGTCATCAGTAGAAGTTATAGCTCCTGTTACAGCTAACGTACCAACAACACTTACTCCAGTATCAGCCGTTAATCTTGTTGTTCCTCCAGCAGCCAAGCTAACAGTATTCGTTCCACCAAATATTCCACTATCACTATCTCCAAAATTTATAGCAGGTGCAGAATTAGAACCATTAGGCATGGTTAATACACCTGTCAGAGTACTACCAGCTTTTGCTACATAATTAGTATTCGATGTGGTACGTTCTGCAACCGTTACCGCATTTAATCCAGCAGGGGTTACAACTCTATTTGTTGCAGTTCCAGTTGTTGTTTCAGTATTTGTAGCAAGTTCAGATATACCTGAAACTGTGGTTGTAGCAGTAGGTGTTGATAAACTTCCTGCACCAAATATTTTTACAATCGTATTATCACTGGCTCGCATGAAGCCACCGATGCTATTTATATTTGCGTTAAGTGCTATCTCTCCAACTTCAGGTAAATCAGATGTACTGGGAGTACTATCCTGTACAACACTATTTTTTAATTTAATTTGAATTGCCATAGTTTACCTTGACTTAACTAAAGGATACATCAATTTAATAAGTTCCTCCACTTAATACAGAAACATTTTGAAAAGAACCACCAGATTGTAGTACTAATATCTGACCTGTTGTAGGACTACTGATCGTAACATCAGATAAATCATTCAAACTTGATACACTGCCAGGCCCAGATAAAGTATCAATTCTGTCCCAATCGTTTAATCCCATACATAAACACCAATCACCTGCATCAAATGATGTAGATGGTACAACTGCTGTTCCATTTCCAGGTGTTATACATACAAAGTAAGCACCTGTTAATGATGCTGTACCTGCTGGTATTGCATTACCTACGCTGAAACCTGCTGATACTCCAAAACTTGTAAGTGTTACTATCAATCCATTTGTTGCGTTAAATGTTCCGCAGAATCTAAGGTTTTCTTCTGATAATCTTCCAAAACCAACAGAGAAAAAGCTGTTGCCGTTAAATATTCTTAATTGTCCAGTAGATTCTTGTAACCAAAAAACACCTGTAGGCAGGTCAGATATATCAGGAGAAGCTTCTTGTATAAATCCAGTAGATAAGTTTGCCAGCTTATCCATTGTGATGGAATCATTAGCTAAGAAGTTAGTGCCAAATGTACCTGTTGTGATTTTTGTTGCTGCTAAATTAGGAATATCACTATCTGTAAGTGATGCTCCAGCAGTAACAAAACCTTTTGCAGATACAGTTACTTTTGGATATGTACCTGCTGTTACACCACTATCTGCTATTGATAAAACACCTGTTCCTGAAACTGCTAAAGGAGCAGAAGATGTTGGTACTGATAGACCTCCAATAGCATTAGCTGTAGCTGCTGGTAAATCAGACGCTATTAAAGCAGCAGTAGATGTAATTAAACCTTGATCGTTGAAAGTTATACCTGATCTAGTCGCACCAGTAACAGCATTGTCTATTGATAATGCACCCGCTAGCGTCACAGCTAAACCACCTGCTGCTGGTACGCTTACACCACCAACTGCTGATGCTGTAGCTTCTGGTATATCACTTGCAACTAACGCTGCTGTAGATGTAATTAATCCTTCGTTATTATATGTAATACCATTTCTTGCAGAGGCTCCACCAGATACTGCATTATTAATTCCTAAATTACCTGATGCTACATTTAATGACCGATCAATATTTGCTGTGTTTAACTTAGCTGCTGTTATAGTTGCATCTGTAATCTTTGCACCTGAGACACCTGAGATCTTACCATCGGTAACAGCAGAATCAGTTATAGCAGCCGTATCAACAGCATTATCAGCCAATTCACTGGAACCTATTGCATTAGCAGCTATTTGTGTAGCAGTAATAGTATCATCAGCAATCTTGGCAGCAGTAACAGCATTATTAGCTAATTTTCCTGTAGTTACATTTAGATCTGTGATTTTTGCAGTCGTAACAGCATTAGATGCAATAGCTCCACTATCTACTGCATTATCAGCAAGTTCAGACGCTCCAATAGCATTGGCAGCAATATTACCAGCAGTGATAGTGTCTGTTGCTATTTTTGCACCTGTTACAGCAGCACTAGCAATAGCAGCAGTATCTACTGCATTGTCTGCTAATTCATTTGCAGTGACAGCATTATCGGCAATTTGAGTTGCAGTGACAGAATCAGAAGTAAGTTTCGCTCCAGGGATATCACCATCACTAAAATTAGTTTTTACAAAAGTAACAGCACTATTAGCTATCTTTGCAGTTGTTACAGATGTTGCTGCTAGTTTATCTGTAGTTACATTTAAGTTTGTTATTGCTGCTGTATCTACAGCATTATCTGCAAGCTCACTGGAACCTATAGCATTTGCTGCTATCTGCGTAGCTGTGATCGTATTATTTGCTAATTTTGCTCCAGTTATTGTTGCATCTGTAATTTTTACATTAGTAACTGCATTGTCAGCTAAAGTTGCAGTAACAATTTGACCTGCTGTTAATGGATAACTAAGTGCTGTAGCTGGTATAGTCGCATTATCTACTAATCCAAAAGCACCTTGTACGAAGTTTTTTGCAGTTATCTTCTTTGTTTCTGTTGCACTGACATCTGCAAGAGCAATCGGGTCTGTTGCTTGCAGTTGGGCTGAACTTAATTCTGGTAATTGTGTAATCTGTAGATCAGCCATGTCAAGTCGCTTTTAAGTACATCATAAATCTAAATTTAAGGATCTTCAAGTAAAATACCATCACCATCCTCTTGCAATATCTTATCACTACTTTCTAATAACAAGAATGATGGTGGAACTCCGTTATGTAGTCTTATCTCACTATTTGTTATAAATTCTATTCGTGCTTCTACCACACCACTTGCTGGTACATTAATAGCTATATTAGTAACAACGCACATTGATTGATACCAAACGCTATTTGTACTTTGACTTGGGTCGTGATAAACATAAAATCTGCCTTCAAAATCTGCTCCTTGTTGCATCCGTACCAATAATTGACTTAGATAAACAGGAAATTCTGGACTTTCAAAACCTGGAGTATCATTTTGAAAATTTCTATGTTGCCATATTGTTTGTATCGTTCCCTGTCCTGATATAAGACCATTTTCGTATTGTTTTCTAAATTCTGATCCTAAATTAGTAACATCAACAGTATCTCTTGACGTTGTAATTTCAAATTCAGTAATTTTTGCAAGCGGTCTAAATCTAGTATTTCTGGTGCGTATTAATATATCTTTTGTAGAAGATGGTGTAGTTAGCGTTAGTGCATCTGTCACTTCACCAGCTAATGCAGTCGCAAAGGTGTTATATAACTTAATGCCACCCACATCATCAATATGAATATATTTACGAAGGTCAGGAAAATTATGTCCAGACAATAGTTCTAAATTACTACCATCAGTAGTTTCTATTTCAACTTGATCGCCTGTGATTAACGAGCCATTAACCTTTTCTACCGAAAATCTTTTCTTAGTAGTATTAACGTCAGCAGGGTTTATAGATGTGGATATTTCAGAATTTAAAGCATCACGTTTTAATTCAATAAAACCTGTCGACCCAAAGTATATAGACATTAATAAGCATTTTCGGTAGGGATTCCGTCAGCTTCAAAAGATATATCTGCTGCCATTACTTCTCCTACAGAATTTGTCATCGAAAAAGAAGTTATCACACCTTTTATATCTATGTAGTGCTTTGCATCTACTCCTAATCTAAACTTAACTTTAGGTCTTAATTCGCTAGAAGGTACACCTGTGTTACCAGATGATCTTGGTAATATTTTTTGTATTATTTGATCTGATAAAAGTTTATTAGGACCATTAGCATTTCGAGGATTATTAGGAGTATCTGCGTAATAATAGATACTTGCAGATCCAGTAGTACTGGTGATTCCAGGTATTATTGTTCTATCAAAATCACCTAATGATACAGTTTCTAAAACTGATGTGTTAATAGTAAAAGACCACGATCGAACCTTTGCAATTTGATCTGTAGCATCTATACTTTCAGTTTCATTATTTACAAATAATTGACCATCTTGACCTGAATAAAACTTAGACATCGTTTTAGTTTAATTTTAAATACATTCTAATCCCCATCGAGGCAAGCGACAAATTTACATTGCACATTTGATATTCCATATCTGACACTTGTAATAGTAGGAGGACCATCAAAACGATATCTAAGTCTTATACCACTTAGGTCTTTTTCAGACATACTGAAATATAATTCACCAGATCCAACTCCAGCCATACCATCTGTAGGGGTAAAATAAATATAATCATAATCAGAATTTACTTCGTAATACAATTCTAAAATTTCATTAGCTTGAGTGTCAGAAATATTTGTAAAACCTAAAGTTAATTTTGCATTAACTCTTTTATCGCCATATCTTATAACAGTTTTTGCACCATTTTGTGCTTGAAACTCTACCTGTGGATAATTTCCAGGAGTATAACTTCTTGAAGTAGGTTGTATATTTGGGAAATTTCTAGTAACTGACATTATACTTCTGAAAAATCACTGTCATTATAATTTATTGTAGCAAGAGTTCCATCAGATAAACGAGGTGCATGACTTGCTGATACTTCTATAAAACCTTCATCTGTATAGGTGATAGATTCAACTTTATATAATCTATTAGATTCGCTTGTTTGTTTTACAGTAAAAACGGCTCCAAATAAATTAGAATTTGTTGTTCTGCCGTTAGCAGTAACAGTAAGTTTTGCTTCTTTCACAATTTGTGTCCCTGGCTTCCAATAATAAATAGGGGTGTCACTTAAAGGACTATTACCAACACTTTGCACAAGTCCATCAGGAGATATAACACCATTTTCAAATCTACTGGTATGTGTGGCTTCTGAGATAAATCTTATATAATTTCCTGGTTTTAAACCTAATGCAGCTTGAGGAGTAGTTTCAAATTTTATACCGTGATCTACTGTTTTTCTTATCATCAATGCGTGTTTTAAAAATTCAACAGCATGACTTTCATTTGTACAAAAGTCGGACATATCAAATACTTCTATTGGGAACTTTTCTTGTTTTATACTTTCATCATCAGTTGAAGTAGTAAAAGTTTTTGATAATGTTTCAGAAAATCCATTTGGTACTTCTTTTCTAAAATAAACCGTTCCAATAAAGTTTTGACGTTCTTCTGGTGATAAAAAACTAACTTTTAAATTTCTTGTATTGCCATCAGTAAATAAAGCTCTAACGTGTGGTTTTGATGTTCTTTTTATTTTAAAACTATCAGGAAAATATGGAACAGAAGGAAATAATGAGAATTTACCACCAAGAATTGTAAAATCTAATAAATTAAATACTGCATTTTGGTAGACAAATTCTCTTATATTTTGTTTATCAGTAATGACACCATCCCAATAAAAATGATTTGCTTCGCAAAATTTAGCAGCAACAGTCATTCTATCCACATCAACAGCACTAACACCAATTGAGTCTGCTAACCCAAAGCGGTTTTCAGTTAATAAGGCATGAACAATCTCAGGAAATAAATTAGTAGGGCCAATCTTGTCCTCTACTAATCTTTGCACTAATATTCCTTCTTTTATATAAGCAGAAAATTGAGAAAAACTGTTCCATTCTTTGGAACTGGCAAGTCGTAAAGCAACATTTGCAATACCAGCTTGCTTAAATTCATAAGGAATAGCTAGACCTAAATCACTTTGTTCATTTACATAAACAATTTCATGTTCTGGGCCGTCTTGATGACTACTACGTTCTGCATCATATTGATAATAGTCTGTAATGGCATCAAAAGGATTTAGATTTTTACCGCCAGGCCAAGGTGAAGTTACAAATTCACTGAAATCAGTAACAATATTAATATTATTTACACCTGGAAAACCTATTTCACCTATAGCTGGAATACTTATTTTATCGTTATCTTTATAGCCACTTCCCCTTGCACCTTCAACAATTTCCCAAACAGCACCAGCGTATTCGTTAGTATCAGGCTTTTTATAAACTTTAATATTTACTTTGCATCCAGAACCACTACCACCTGTTACGTTAATGTTGTTGCGTACAGTAGGAGGTACATCAGCTTCTTTCATCTCATATTTAATCATTCCATAATACTTTCCCTTTTTTAAAGGTCTTCTTCTTCTTGTTTGTTCAACAACAAAAGGTCCAACACCAAATCTAAAACCATCACGATCTATATATGGCTGTTTATAAGGATCTCCTACTGTAAAAGTGTTATTTCTTAAAGGGTCATTTATTGTTCTGTTTCTATTGCCGATATACTCATTCCAATAAGGGTGATTTCTTTGGTTTCCCCATTGCCAGCTACTGCCCTGAGTATCTGTGTCATACTTTATTGTTGCATTATGTACCCCTCTTGTTAGTTGATCTTCTGTAGGCGTTCTTCTTTCTACTTCTACCCATCTTGTAGTTCGTGGAATAAATCCATCTGTGGTGTTCAATATTTCCTTAATCTTTCCACCATCAGTATCTGTTGGTAAATCTCCTAAAAACCATTCTGTATTTGAAACATCTCCCTTTCTTAAAATTCTTTTAGAACCTGTAAAATATATTGAAAATAATTGGTCACTTGGTTTACTGTCGTAATTTAAAAGTTCTCCAGAAGCACTTAAAATTCTAATTGGTCTTTGATCTACAAACATTCTTCTAACTGCATTACCAGGAAAAGGTACAAATCTAAATTCAAATTCTTTTTTAGGAACACTGTAATGGTTAATTCTTATGAAATTGTATTGAGGTTGCGGTGAATTACCTTTAACTCCAAAAGGTATGCCTTCGTCTATGTAACTCCAATTATCTTCAATGTCATCAATACCTGCTACTCTTGCTTGTAATCTAAAAAAACTATACCTTGTAAGGTATTTGCTCATACCTCCAAGAGAAATACTACCGTTATCTTCGTTATAGCTTTTAACAACACCGTCTGTTGTGTCAGGATTTACATCATTTGTACCAACAGCACCTGGATGGCTATTTACATTTGGAAAGCTCGTCACTTGCTTGAATACTTTTGACTTCAAACCTATTTCTGTTACATCGCAAGCTTTACTATTACTAATCGTTCCGATAGCAACTTTTTGAATTGTTAATATTTCGGAAGGAAAAGCAAAACGAAAAAAACCTCTATGACCTATACCTCCTCTTATATCCACTAAACCACGGGTATCAACTCTAAAAAAACAAGTTTGATAATTTTTTTTCGACCACATTGTCTTACTTTTACCTTCACAAACAGATAAAGCTTCTCCAACTAAATAAGATTCACCTTGTTGTATAGCATCATCAGCTTCTTCTCTTGCAGCATCAACAGCAGATTTAACATCTTCTACACCCCAAGGATCAAAACTTGTGCCATATTGAGATTCAGTATCCATATCTCCAATGATGTAATCAATTCTGTCACCTTTTACAGCCATATGACTTGTTAAATCTACCTCTGCTCCGTTAAATCTATAAGCAACACAGTATCTTGGAAAACTTGTTCTAAGTTTTCTCCTCTTTGTATCAACATCTGTTTTATTTTGTGGTTTTAAGTTGCTTTGTTTTAAAACTAACTCATAAGGAACTCTATATCTCATGGCATTTGGCACTGGTGAATACGCTCCAAAAATTGTCTGTGTGCTAGGAGTTCTTGCACTACTTACAATGGTTTCTGTAGCTCTAGCATTTTGGTCCCAATCTACAGACATTACATCGTTTAAAAGACCTCCATTTCTATCTTTCTGCCTTGGTAAAGTTCCCTCTGGATATTTTTCTAGCCCTTCCTGTGGCCTTCCACCATTGGTCATTGCATATATTGCTAATTTTTTATTAAAATAATTTTTTAATAACAAATCACCAATCGCAAAACCTGAGAAATCTGGTTTATGTGCTAAGTCACCCAAGCCAATCATAAATAATGCTTTTAACTGTTGACCAGAACCAACACTAAGCATCTGTGACCATAAAAGCCTTGTATTTACACGAACACCACCATGAGTTCTTGTATAACCTCCATCTGTTTCTGTTTCTTGTTTAGTAAATATTAAAGGTACTACTTCACCAAGTCTTGCTAATTCTTGTATTGAATTAAATCCTGTTTGCGGAGCAAATCTTTTTGGACCTGTTATACCAGCAGTTGTAAGACTAGGAGGAGTTTTTGGTGCTCTAGGTTTTGGTTGTAATAAAACAGAAACAACTGTAAGTATAACTCCAAAAACTATTTGACCAAAAGTAGTTAAAGTTCCAGTAGCTGTAAATAACGCTGGAAAATTTACAATATAAGGTAAGTTGTCATACTCTTTAGGTCTTTTTCCGTTAAATGCCTGTGTTAATTCTATAAAATAAAAATATTCATCCTCTGTTATACCTACTGTTTCACATAATTCGACTTCTGCGGGGAGTAACACCCTACGACCTCCAGGCCGTCTAAAGGACTCCATCTTACCTCCGATTCTCCGCAGTTTATCCATCCTTCCTCATAGTAAACAGCAAGACCAAATCCATTATTAGATTTACATAATGCAACTGTACCTATATTAAACTGTTTTGTCTTGTTTCCCCACTTTTCTAGTTCTTCTTTAAATATATCAAAGTCTTTTCTTCTTACTCTTCTATACCAATCTCTTGTAGGCTCTGGTGAATTTATACCATAATGCCTTAAAACTGTACGAGCCAAAGATAAACAGTCTACTGCATGATGTTTTATAGGATCAGCACCTAATCTGTAAGGTAAACCAATAAGTTGATATGGTTTCATCTATTTTGAATATCACTTGTTACAGGTAGTTTACCAACAGCTTCATTTGTTAATACTAAACTTGGTAAATTAACACCAACAGCATCTATAGCACTACTTAATAAAACTTCTACAACTTCTGGATCGTAGGATAAAGAAGCAGCAAGCCATGTATCAGTGGTTAAAATATTTGTTACATTATCAATATCATCGTTAGCAACAATACATACATTTACTTCTACAAAATAGCTATTAACCACAGCTTCTTGTGCTTTTGCCATACTTAATGGATGATTAGCCATTATTAAATTTGATTCAATATTATCTCCTGATCTACTAACAGTAGTACCTTGATATATAAAAGGTAAATAATGATAATTTTTACCATTAAATAAAATTGTGTTACTTGAATCTTTTACATCTTTACTAGGTTCTCTTTTGGCATTTTGCAATGTATGTATTGTTCTTCTTTTTTTACTAGCATCTATATGAAATACTTCTATAAAAGTAACTAAGGTTGTAAGGCTCATAATCCAAGAGATGCACGTTGACTTCTAGAGTTTTTTAAAGCGTTAAAAGTTTGTGCTTTACCAGCCATTGCACCTTGCTTTGTAGCAGCACCGATAATATCAGGCACAGCAGATTTTGGAACGTACTCATCGCCATTAAAGTTAAGAACAGGCCCAGTATATTCAACTATTGCATTACCAGAAGAACCTGCAACTGTACCAGATTCATGGCTACCACCTGGAATTACAGCACCACCTCTAGCACCTGCTGAGTATCTAGACATCGCACCAGACATTTTAGAAGCTGGAATAATATACTCTGGCTCGCCACCTTCTCCAACCATTCCAAGTGTAGGACCATTAACCACACCACCATATTGGAAGGCTTTAAATCCACCTGCTCTGCTATATGAACCCTGCTCACTAAGCAGTCCACTAAAAATATTTTTAAAAGCAGCATTAAGAAACATACTAGCTAATTGTTTTGCAATACCTGCTAACGCTTCACCTAATGTTTTTGTCCCTTCAATAAGACCCATAATGGCATCTGTCACTTGATTGGCTAATACGTCTGCAATTTGTTCTTTAGTTACTTTTACTTTTTCAGTTTTCTTGCCATACTCTTCCGTTAATTTGTTTATTTTATCCTGTTCAACTCCTATATCTAGTAATATCTGTTTTATCCTGTTAAATTCAACAACTGCTGCGGATAACTGATCTTTTGTAAGAGTAGGATCATTTATTCTTGCTTTTATAATTTCTAATTCTATTTGTAATCGTTTACGAGCTTGATCTGCCAGTATATTATTTTGTGCTATCTGTTCTGCAACAGATTGTTTCATTCCACCTGCCATTAACTTTGCTACTTCTTTTTCAAGATCAGCCTTTTCTTGAATTTTTTTAACGTGTTGTGCAAACTCTAGTGTTAATTCATCTGCTTTTGTTTGTATATTAGTTTCGATAATTTCTACATCTGCTCTAAGTTTTAATTCTCTTTCTAAAAGTTTTATCCTATCATTTCTATTTTTCACTGCTTGCCTTCCACCGCCTGTTTGACCTCTTAATTGTTCAATTTCATCAACTCTTGATCGGATATTTACATCTTTGCTATTTTTTATTGTCCTTTCTCTTTGTGCTCTTTGAGCATTTGCAGAAATTCCAAACAATCTATCAACTAAATTAATTACTGGTATTAATGATGCTTGCATCCTTGTCATAGCAATTCTAAATTCACTTCCAACCAATGATGCTTTTTCTCCAAAGTCCTTTAATCTCTTAGTCGCTTCTGTTCCAACTGTTTCATTCATCTTTTGCATTGCAGCATTAAAAGCTGCTTGCTTGCCTTCAAGTTGCTCTATTATTTTTATTCTTGCTCCTTCTGCTGTTCCAGCAAGTCCCATTGCATTTACTAAAGCATTTGTGTCCTGTACAAAAGGACCCATTGTTTTTCCTAGATCAGCAATAGCAGTAACAGTTTGTTGAATTGATTGAACAGCAGCAGTAGCAGCAATAGAACCAGCAAAACCACCCATTTTTCCAAACATTCCACCAATACCACCACCTAAACCACCAGCAAGTGCTTGTAATGGTCCTCCACCAAACAACAAAGGAAAACCACCACCTATTAATGCACTTGATTTATCAAATCTTCTTCCCAAATTTCTTAAACTTAATCTATTAGAACCTGCTGGTCCTCTTAACAACTCGCCTCTCCTTCCAAAATTAAGCCCAGAACTTTGACCTCTTAATTCATTAGGGTCAAGGTTCTGTAACTTTAATTTTGTTTGAGCTTCTGATAATAACCTGTTTTTTTCTTTGAGCACTTGATTAAGTGCCATTTCTGATTTAGCCAACTCTTCCGCAGCTACTCTTGCTTTATCTGATGAAATGTCAACCTTATTAAAATTGCTGGCTGCTTTTCCTAATGTTCTGTTTAAATTATTTAAACTAGGAATATCTTGTTTAGTAAAAAAATTGTTTCCTCTTCTTCTATCTTGTTTTTGTGCACTTTCAACTGCTGCTTTTACTGTTCTTCTATTAATTTGACCAATAGAACGTGAAGTTCTGTTTAACTCTTTATTAAGTTCTTTGACCTTTCTTAGACCATCTACAAGAATATTAATTTTTCCGTCAACAGAAGCCACAATAATCTTATTTTTTTTCTATTCTACCTACGTCTGCGAGCTTTTTCCATTTCTTTCTCTTGATTTTCATTTAAAACCTGAAAATATGCACTCCAACCAATTACTTCTTCTAATGTCATTTTTCTTACATCAGCAAGACTCATGCCTAATTCTTTAGCAATACCAAACTGCAACATCATTAAATTATCTTTACGCAGTTCAGTACTTAGTCTTTTGGGTCGATAGGGTCTTCTTCCTCCTGGATAATACTTAACATCAATTTTTGTAAGTCAGAATCTCTTACTTCATTTTTAAGAACATCTATTTCACCCAACTGAAATAATTTTTCTCCTGTTTCATCCTGTGCTTTTGTTAATAGCAAACGTAAAGCAAATTCATTAGCATCATCAGATTTTGCCATTCTTTGTGCTTTTTCTTTTTCAGCTAAAGTCAAAGGTGTTACCCACATTTCAAATACAGTTCCATCAGATAAGGTAACTTCTTTTTTTGTAGCTTCTAAATTAGCAGCTTTACGCAAGCGATCTATTGCTCGCATAGTTTTGGTAGATGCCATAAATTAATATTATTACTATCTCATTCTAGTCTAGTTATCTAATAAACTCAACTATTTATGTAGTAGCAAAATCAAATGTAGGTTGAACAGCAGGTCTAAATTCTACACTTACTGTCTGTGCATCATCAGGATTAACATTCAATGATGCAGAAGTTAATGTAGCTTCAAACTCAATAAATCTACTTAATGTGTCACTAACAGAACCACCAGTAAATACCTGATCCATATATAGTTTCATAGCTGCACCTACTTGCTGTCTCTGCAATACATCTTGAACCATACGATTTACCATTGCTGTATCTTCGTTTGTAAAGTAGGCAGTAGCAGTACCTGTACCATCACCAAAACCTGCAATATATTTTCTAAATGGAGTGAATTGTGTTGGAGTACCACCAATAGCAAAAGCTGCATAAGCTACCTGAAACTCATTTGGAGATGCTGCTGTACCAACATCAGTAATATTTACTGCTGAACCACCAGAAGTTGCTGACACCTGTAATGCTCCTGTTGTGGCTGTATATGCAATCACATAAAAAGTATCAGAAGTAGTTAACCCTGCTGGTAATGTACCCGTTCCAGATCCCCCAGTTTGAGAGTTAATAACACTAAACTTAACAGGATCACCTACTTTGAAGTTTAAGTAAGTCTCAACAGTAATAGTTTCAGTACCAATATTTACACCAGCCGTACCAAAAGTACCTTTAGTACCAGCGGGTTTGTAATATAAAGCTCCAGATGTTCCAGATAAAGCGGTGACAGCCATGATTCTTAAAAAGAATTGTATATCCTATACATTAGCGTGTTTTTTGCA